TGCGTATTCTTTAAAAACTAACATTACAGCTTTAAAGATATGAAAATTTCGATACTTAGGATGTATATGTAACCATAAAGTTCTTAAAAACTTTTTGTCACTATACCAAGTTTCGTCTATTGTAGCAGCCATAGTTCCTACAATATTATTTTCATATTCTACTACTATAACAAAACTATTGCGAATGTAAAATATTATATTTTCAAGAGCTTTTTTATTATTAGTATTTCCAAAGTTAAATGGAGCTTCTATAAGCCAAGTTTTAAGTAATTCTCGTATTTTTACAGCATCATCGATACGAGCTTGTCTAATTTTATATTTATCTTTTTCCATCTGGTCTTACATTGATTCTTAATGTACCAAATCGCCAATTACTACCTAATTCGTCACTTTCTATTTTAATAGAAGATTGTCTACCTCGTATTCTAGAATTATAATAAGGTGTAGTATTAGATACAGTTATAACCTCTCCTGTAGTTTGAGGACTATTAGGATAATCTCTTACTGATAAAGTAATAGTAGCATTACCAGTTTGATTTTTAAAATCAGGTATAACTTTATTAATAAAACTAAAATTTTCTCCATCTGCAATATCACCATCACCTGATTCTATATAAGATGTGATCGCCGATCCATCAGCATCTACTCCATCTTCATGACGATAGATTAAAGACCTTCCAGCCGTTAATCCATATATTGTGCTATAAGTATTAGCAGTAGAGTTAGCAAAATACTCTGTAGCTAAAGGATTTAATTCTACACCATTATCTATATAGGTACTTCTAGATAAAGAACCAAAATACCAACTATTTTCTGCATGATTGTATATTACATATTTATCTATAAAGTTAGAACTAGCAGAACAATAATACCAAATTACTTCTGAAAAATCAGAAGTTTGTCCAGCATAAACTTGTTGATATTGAGTTTTATTTATATCATCAAATACATGATTTAATATAGGACAAGGTATTTCTTGAACAGCACCAGCATATCTAAAAAATTGTCCATCTGACATCCAATAAGCTACGTCATCTATTACGATAGCACTATTTAATCCTATAGCTCCACAGTCATTACCTAATTGACGAAAGCCAAATACAAAAGGTGGACCAATAAAAGACATTGAATGTAATGTTGTATCTGTCCATACTAAAATAGTACCTTTTGCAGGTTTAGCTGTTCTTATTTCACTTCCTCCTGCAATTCTTTGTGACCCTGCTGAGTTAGTTGCGTTAGGTGCCCAAAAATTATAATTTTCTTGATCTGACCATCTTATAAATAATTTATCTTGTGTAGATATGTCACCAATAGTTGTTTCTGTTCCCATACAAATTAAATGCCTAGTTTCTGTTGATACTATTGATAAAGAAGAAGATGTAGGAGCATTAGCAATTTCAGTAGCAGGATTACTACTCATACCGTTTGATTCATTCCATTCATAAGTAGCTCCATCTCTTTGAGTTAAAATTAAATCTTCTCCCCAATTATTTAACGACCACTGTCTCATATCAAGAGTTACTTCTGTTGATGTTCGTGCTGTATTCCAAGTACTTTCTGAATATGTACCAGCTGACCAACCATATCCAAAAGTTTGAACAGTAGGACCAGTATTTATTTGATAAGATATATCAGCATTAGCTGTATCAGTAATTGTCGATGTAGCTGTACCCGGAGTTGTTATAGTGTATGCATCTGCGTTATTAACAGATACAATTTCAAATTCATTTTCTAAATCAGTAGTAGTAATACCTCCTACATTTGCTGATACATTAGATATTGTTATAAAAGCACCTAAAGTAGCTCCATGTTGTGAATGATTTACTATTACATTAGAACTTGTATTAGAAGTAGTAAATACATCAACTAAAGTATTTGATTGTCTAATAGGAGTAGCATCTAAATTATCTCCTGATCTATATACATAAACTTTTTTATCTCCAGCAAAAGCTTGATAACGAAATCCTTCTAAACTTATCCAAGATGTTATACTTGAAGGTTTCCCTACATAATAGTCTTGACTAAATTTAGTCCATCCACCTATTTTTTGTGGTAATCCTTTTCTAAATCTAATCTTGTCGCAATCTGTCCATCTACCTTCTGCACCTGTTTCGGTGTTTTCGGTGTCTAAACCAGGTTGAAAATTCAATTGAGTTAATGGCATAATTTTTGAATTATATAACAAAAATTGTAAAAATATAGTGCTATTTTAACAAGATTATATTCCAAGTTAAATTATCTAGTAATTCATCTACATTAAAATCTGTTTTATTGCTTGATTTAACATAATTATTTAATTCTTCAGTATCAAATATAATCCAATTATTATCAGTTTCAAAAACCATTTTATCAGATTTAGATTTAAAATATCCTATTTTCTCTAATTTATTTTTAACAGGTTTTAATGGTCTAATATCAAATTTAAAAATTTGATTACTATTTTCTAATCTTCCTTTAACATCCCATATTTCTTTTTGTTTTTGTTCAATAGTAGCTAAAACAGGGTTATGTAAAAGTTTTATAAATTCTTTCAAAAAAATTATTTTTTAAACCAATGAGGTAAACCTAAATGAGGTCTAGTATCAAATATATTATCTTTAGCCCCCTTAGTTTTAGAATTATTATAGTGTAAAAACACTTGAAGACATTGTTTTCCTTTAAACTTTTCTCTCCAATGTTCTAATTCGCAACCAGAATAAACTAACATATCTCCTGGTTTTAAATCTATTTTAATACCTTTCATTCCTTCTTTACCAGATGGCTCTAAATATATTGACCAAGGATCACCACCAATAAACATTGTTGTTGATATTTCACAACTAAATCTATCTTTGTGTCTTCTTAAATCATCACCTTTTTTATAAAGTCTTGCATATGTGTTTGCAGGATATAATTTTAACCCTGTTGTTTTTTCCATAACTGGCTGACATTTTAACATTAATGTTTCCATAATTATATTTCCATAATGAGCATAAGTATTAGGTACTAATTCTCCTTCGTGTTCATAATGACCTAATATTGTTTCAAAAGGTGAAAAATATCTATTTTTTTTAAGTGTATCATAAACTTGTTTTTGCATTAAAAAACAATTATAAATAAAAACACATAAATCTTTTGGTATTGCTTTTCGAATAATTGCGTATTTTTTATTTTTGAACATATTATTTAAATGGGTATCCTAAGTTCCATGTCACTAATGAATACCTTACTCCTTTTGTTACTGGTTTAACTCTATGCCATACAAACGATGGAAATACAATAATAGAACCTTTAGGTAATATTTCTTTACACTTTATAATTTTTTTTTCATTATTACTTGGATAATAATTTCTAAAATCAAATTCTAATTCGCCTCCTTCATATTCTGAACCATCTGTTAATTGACAAGTTATTGAAAGTTTTCTTATTTTACCATGTTCGGGATGATTAACATTATCTCGTTGATAAGGTCTATCCCAAGAATCACAATGCCAATCATAAAATTGATTTAGTTTATATTTTGTAAATTGACAAGCTTCTGTTCTATCCCACTGAAAATTCCAACCTGCATTTTTATTTGCTATATGAATATAAGGATGTAATTCTTTATAAATCCAATTATCTGTTAGCCACACTAAATCTGAGTTTCTTTTCTTTTTTATATCTTTTATATCTTTAGAAGTTAATTTTTTAGAATCATATGGACCTATTACTCCTAAACTTTCAGAATGAGATAATCCATATTTAATTACATCATCACAAAATCTAGGTGTTAAAGCAGATTCAAAATACCAATAGTAGTTATATAAATTCATTGTAATTGCGATCCAAATAACATTGTATAACTTACTCTTTTATTTTCAAAATTTTTTTTCATAGATACATTATTTGAATTATGAAAATAAGCTCCATCAAAAAAAACAGCCCTATTACTTTTATATTCAATTTTAATTGGCTTTATTTTTTTTAATTTAATATAATTTAATGATTTAGTAAAATTACTATTCCATTCATTTCTTGTCCAATTTTTAGGTGGTTTTATTTTATAAATATTTAATCCATTTTTAGATTTATCTTTAATACCTTTATCAGATGATACCCAAACATTCAAATTTATTAATGAAGGATCACAATGAATATTAACTCCTTTAGTTTCATAGTTGTAAACAAAACTCCAAGCTCTTTGAAAAGGAGGTAATTTTATTTTTTTATTTAATTCTTTAACAATTAAATCAGTTAAATAATCTTGATTTTTAAAATAATCAATAGCTAAATAACCATCATATTTTTGATCAAAATATTTTCCATAAAGAACTCTATATCTTAATATTTTAAGACATTCATCAGTAAAAAAATTATCTAATACAGTTATATTTTGAGGATTAAATTTCCAATTTTTTCTAGGTCTAATAGTTTTCATTAAACATATTCGTATGCTATTGTGTTAACGATATTTAAATTATCTGTATTATTACTAATAGTGTACATGTTTGTAGATGGAAACATTATAAACATATTATTTAATAATTCTATTTCCCAACTTCTTCCTTTTCTTCTGTTATCATCGTAATAAATTTTAATAAAACAGTTTTTAACTTGTACGCCATACAATAGTACAAAATCAGGTGAATGTTTTAAATCAACAGGATTTACTTGTAATAAAGGTTCTGTAATTGTGTGAGGTTGATAAAAATTTCCCCAAGTAGATTTATAGATTAAATTAATGTCGTATTTTAAACAAACGTGATCTTTAATAAAAGTATTTAATTTATCAAAATTTTTAGAAAATTTTATATCTTTTTTTTCAATTTCTGATTGTAAAATATCAGCTCTTAATTGATTAAGATCAATTTCAAAACCTTTTGGCATTAAAACATTACCATAATATATGGCTTGTTCTGATAAAATGTTTTTTTCCATAATTATTATCTGTATAAAATAATAATTAATATTTATACAAAA